TTAAAAAAAGACAAAATAAAAAAAGTGATTAAAGGATTGGGCAAAGCAGTTAAAGCTCATACTAAACAAGCTAAAATGTTGAAAGGAGCTATTAATGGCGGATCCAAAAAAGGGAACGGGAAAAAAGCCTAAAGGTTCTGGTAGAAGACTCTACACAGATGAAAATCCTAGAGACACAGTTAAAATAAAATTTGCAACACCAGCAGATGCAAGAGCAACTGTTGCAAAAGTAAAACGTGTAAATAAACCTTTTGCACGTAAAATACAAATATTAACAGTAATGGAACAAAGAGCTAAAGTTATGGGTAAAAGCCAAGTTGCATCTATTGCTAAAAAAGGAAAGGAATCAATAAGAAATGCGAATAGCAATACTAAACGCGCTTGAAGCTAAATACGAAGCACAAGTAGCAGAAGCACACGCAACAATAAAAATCTATTTAGAAAATTCAGTAGGTATTGGAGAACATCCACAACACATTGAAGAAGTAGATAAACAATTACAAAAAATTGCTGATGCTGAAGAAAAACTAAGTGCTCTAGAAGATTTTAGAGAAGAAAGGAATGAAGAATAATGGAAGATGGATTAACAATTGTATCAAAGATACAAAAAACAATGCGTAACAATTTACAAACAGTTGGCGACACTATGATTAGTGGAGGTGTTGACAATATGGAAAAATATCAATATATGTTAGGACAAGCTAGAACATATCAATATATGTTACAGGAAATCTCTAACCTGCTAGATAATAAGGAGCAAAAAGATGAAAAAGGAACAGTTATCGACCTCAACACAAGAGGAACCAAAAGTTAAACTTGCATTGCAAGAAAAGTACGAAGAAGAAAATAAAAAAGAAGAAAAGAAACAAGTAGACCTTTCTTTAAAAGAATCTTCTAAATTACCCGAACCAACTGGATGGAGAATCTTAGTTCTGCCTTTTAAAATGAAGGAACGAACTAAAGGTGGACTTTATTTAGGACAAGAAACTTTAGAGAGACAACAAGTCGGATCTAATTGTGGAATGGTTTTAAAAATGGGTGACCAGTGTTATGACAAAGAAAGATATCCTGAAGGCCCATGGTGTAAAAAAGGTGATTGGGTTATCTTTGCTAGATACGCTGGATCAAGAATACAGATAGATGGTGGGGAAGTTAGATTGTTAAACGACGATGAAATTTTAGCAACCATCGAAAACCCTGAAGATATATTTCATCAATATTAAAACATAGAAGGAGTAAACTATGCCAGAACAAGAAAAACTAAAACAAGAACCAATGGTTGACATTGATACTTCCGGTCCGGAAGTAGAAGTTAATCTTGAAGAAGAAAAACAAGTTGAAGAACCAAAGGAAACATTACAAGTCGAAGAGAAACAAGAAACAGAACCAAAAGAAGAAATAAAAGTTGAAGAAACTAAAGAAGAAGTAAAAGAAGAAACAGAAGAGAAGAAAAAAGAATTAGAAGACTATAGTGATGGAGTGCAAAAAAGAATTGCAAAGCTAACTAAAAAATGGCGTGAAGCAGAACGACAAAAAGAAGCTGCTTTAGAGTGGGCCAAAAAAGTTAAAGAAGAGCAAGAAAGTTTGCAGACTAAATTAAAAACTATAGAACCTAACTATGTAAGTGCAATGGAAGGCAGAGTTGTATCTGGACTTCAAGCTGCGCAATCTCAATTAGCAAAAGCAAGAGAAGCAGGAGATATAGCTGCTGAAGTTGAAGCACAAAAGATGATTGCAAAATTAGGTGTTGAAGAAGCAAGAGTTGCTAATCTAAAAAAACAAGCTGAAATAAAACCAAAAGAAACTATTTCAACTCCAACTTTAGATCAAGCGATAGCTCCTAAAGCTACATCACCTGATCCAAAAGCAGAAGAATGGGCAGAGAAAAACCCATGGTTTGGAACAGATAATGCAATGACTTACACTGCATTTGATTTACATAAAAAACTAACCGAGGAAGAAGGGTTTGATGCACAATCTGATGACTATTATAAAGAGATTGATAGGCGTATGAGACTTGACTTTCCGCATAAATTTGGTAATACTGAATCAACGGTAACGACTAAGCCTACACAAACAGTAGCTTCAGCAAAGCGAAGTGTAAATTCTAAGTCGCAGAAAACAGTGAGACTCACGCCGTCTCAAGTAACAATTGCTAAAAAATTAGGTGTGCCACTAGAACTTTATGCGAAACAATTAAATATCACGAAGGAGAGATAAGCATATGACAAATAAAAAAATAGACTCCCGTGCGAGCCAAACAAAAGTTAAAGAACAGAAAAAAGTTTGGACTCCACCATCATCTTTAGATGCTCCACCCGCACCAGATGGTTTTAAACATAGGTGGATAAGAGCTGAGTCGATGGGTTTTGATGATTCATCAAATATGTCGGCAAAGTTAAGATCAGGATTTGAATTAGTGAGAGCTGATGAATATTCTGATGTTGATTATCCAACTGTTAATGACGGGAAATACAAAGGAGTTATCGGAGTTGGCGGCCTTTTGCTGGCAAGGATACCTAATGAAGTTGTAAAATCGCGCGAGGAGTATTTTAGAAAACAAACTCAAGACCGTAATGACGCGATAGATAACGATTTAATGAAGGAACAGCATCCAAGTATGCCGATCAATAATGATCGACAGACTCGTGTAACCTTCGGTGGTACTAAGAAAAGTTAATTTTTTAACAATTCTTACCAACGAATAAATTAAATCGTACTGGAGGCCTTTCGAGGCAGGTACATAAGGAGATAAAACTATGGCTAACAAAGACGCAGCGTTCGGTTTCAAACCTACAAGACATCTTACAGGTGGATTAATCAGAACGGAAGAATACGCTATAGCGGCTAACTACGGTTCAAATATTTTTTCTGGACAAGTAGTTGAAGCAGTAGCGGGTGGCGGTATTGAAGCAGCAGCGGCTGGAGACACTCAACAAGCGGGTGTGTTCGGTGGTGTTTTCTATACTGATCCAACAACAAGCAAACCTACATTTAAGCCTTTCTACGCAGCAAGCACAAATGCTTCTGACTTGAAAGCTACAGTGTATGCGGATCCTTATATCGTGTATGAAGCACAACATGATGGTACTGGAACAGCGGCTATGAATAACTCTGGATTTGATTTTGTCGGAGTAGGCGGAAGCACTACTACTGGTCAATCAACTTCAGAAATTGATACGTCCACTTCTGGAACATCTGGTGGTTTCAAACAAATCGGTATATCAACAGATCCGGACAATAGTGATACTTCATCAGCAAATGCGAATGCATACGTTGTATTCAATACTGGTGAACATATCTTTAAATTAACAACAGGCGTATAATTTTAGAATAGGAGATTAAATTATGGCAATATCAAGATCACAACTAGTTAAAGAACTAGAGCCAGGATTGAATGCACTATTCGGCCTGGAATATAAAAACTACGCAGATGAGCACACAGAAATTTTCGATATTGAAAATTCTGACAGAGCTTTTGAAGAAGAAGTGATGTTATCTGGTTTCGCTAATGCTTCAGTTAAACCTGAAGGACAAGGCGTTAACTACGATACAGCACAAGAATCTTTCACTGCTAGATACACTCACGAAACGCTTGCTTTAGCGTTTTCAATCACTGAAGAAGCGATTGAAGATAACTTGTATGACAGACTTGCGTCTAGATATACAAAAGCATTAGCTAGATCTATGGCAAATGCTAAACAAGTTAAAGCAGCAAACGTATTAAACAATGCGTTTGATTCAAGCTTCACAGGTGGTGACGGTGTAGAACTTTGTTCTGCAGTTCACCCAATTGTAGCTGGAACGTTCAAAAATGAGCTGTCAACTGCAGCTGACTTAAACGAAACTTCGTTAGAGCAGTCGTTAATTGACATCGCAGCAATGACTGATGAAAGAGGTCTAAAAATTGCAGCGAAAGGAGTTAAAATGATAATTCCTTCAGCGCTTCAATTTACTGCTGAGAGACTTATGAAGTCTCAAGGTAGAACTGGAACTGCAGATAATGATATCAATGCAGTCGGTAACATGGGAATGATCCCACAAGGTTATGTAGTAAACCACTACTTAACTGATACTGATGCGTTTTTCATTAAGACTGATGTTCCTAACGGATTAAAAATGTTCGTTAGAGCACCAATCAAAACTGCAATGGAAGGTGACTTCGAAACTGGAAACGTAAGATACAAAGCTAGAGAGAGATATTCTTTTGGATTCTCAGACCCTAGAGGTATCTTCGGATCACCAGGAGCGTAATCTAAATAATTTTGTGGCCGGACATAGTTCGGCCACATTCTAATCAGAAAGTAGAATTATGAAAAAATTCCTAATAACAATATGGGCTTACGATCATTATGCAAAATTTCAAGTTTTGTCTGAAGATAACGCCGTTTCTCTTGAACAATCAATCCTTGACAAGTTGGGAGAAAATAGTATAAATTGGGAAAAAACGGGAATGTTCGGCTCGTTAAATAGAATAACCTATGAGGAGGTTGTTGATGATACAAGACCTATACAAAGCAAAAAGGTCCTTGGAGTTGAAGTGGGAACAGGAGCATCTATCTAATGGTAGATATACTCTTGAAATGGTCCGGATCGATGACAAAGTTAAAGAAGTCAT